TCCTTACAAAGGGCGCGACACCCACGTAATAGACGTTAGTCGATTACGGTTTCCAAATATTCGCTCCAAAAGAGCAAAATATGAGGAGTCGCTTTACGAGACGGACTATACCGTTTAGTACAGTGTACAAAACGGGTCCCGATAATGACCTCGGAGGTGCTGTTAAAACCTCCTAAATCAACTGCAGACGATCCTACTCTAGATATTAAAATATCAGAAGAACGGGATTTGACTGCAGACGCAACAGATATCTTCTCAGAACAGTGGCGCGAAATATGCCACAAGAGAAGAGATCGCCAACCCAAGGTCTTCCTGACCTTGTGAGTCTGACCATACCCCTTAAAAACGGGGAAACCGAACGTCTCTCGACGGCGGTTACGGTCAGTGTACAACTTTTTGGTGCGCCATGCCTGTGTTGGAGTGATCCAAACACCTGCACGTGTATCGTCCTGGAAAGGAACGGTACTTAAACGCTCGGTTTTGACTAGTTTCTTAAGAATGGCCCATAAAGGGCCCTCCCACGAAATAAGTACTAAACCGTTTACAACGTGACTCAAAGCGGACTTTTCCCTAATATTAGGACACTCCCTTAAGTAAAAAGGAGTGACAAGTCTACCTTGGTAGTAGTCACACCCACAGCTCTCGCGAAAACGAGAGTCGGGGTTAAAAAAGGATTTCTCCTTATTAGTTGTAAAACCAAGAAAGTTCAGCAGTTTGATCAGTCGTGGGGCCAATTCGTTTTCCAATATGATATCATCACCATATACGGAAAACTTTTTAGCACCTACGGCCTTACAAGCTGCTGCAAAGATCAGAGTTTCTAAAGTAAAGGTATAGCCGTTCCCCATAGAGGAGAATTTGGCGTATTTACCTTTGCCCCAGGAAGCTCTGTACTCGGATGAACGGAACGTCTCAAAAAGACGAAACCAATCAGCAGGCAACAGATAAGCTAAAGCATTATAGCTCAACGTATCTGAAGCCATAGCCAAGTCGATAGTAGCGAAGCTACCATCAATTGAACCCAAACGGGCCAATTCTTGGTTACGAGTCTGGAACCGCAAATCAATACCCCACTTCTTGAGCTTACGCTTAAGAAGAGAATCCAACGAAAGTTGGAACGGAGTATTGTGTGTGGGCTCTTTCGCAATAGTGCGATGAGTTTTCCAGTTCTTTGGTACTGTTATCACTGCATTTTCTGTAGTGGTAACAAATCTCATATCGTCGGGGTCGTGACCGATCAAAGATCGGGCTAACCTTGCGATATACGGGACAGCACGTGGCGTACATTTCACTTTACCTGAAACTTTCAGAAAAGGGAATGAACGCTTACGTGTACGGTCCTCGGTTGCTCCACTGGTGAGGCGGATAGAGGACTCAATTGAGTCTCCTACCGAACCATCCAGATCACCCAAAAGCACAGCAATGTACTTTTGCATCTTGGCCACTTCAACTCCTAATCCTGCCGGTATTCGGTCAGGGTGGAAGTAGTAGTGATCAAGACGTTTGTTGGTGATTCGACACCTCTTTTCTCCTAAGAGAAAGGCGTCGCGTGCTGCGGTTTCACACCGCAGACTATCAGATAGCGTTGCATTCTTCTTGAACAACGCACCGATTTGCCTACAATGTAGGACACGCTGGATATCTTCTGAAAGATACTCTTCATCAGAAATCTCGCCAAGCGAAGCAAGAGACTTAATGTCTCTTGCCCGCAACATACCGTCAACACGTTTTAATGTGTCGGGGTATGCGTGGAGCAGTGTTTCTGCTAACTTCCGTGCCAGGATCCAAGGATCCAATCTCCCTTTCGAGAGGTACGGTTGGGGTTTCATATGAATACTCCAAAATGGTCATTTCGAGGTCATTGCGACTCTCGAATTATCAAGTGAAAGACGGACAGTAAGGCGATGGAAACCATCGCAATACGTGTCCACAAAGCTAGTACGGAGCAAGAAACTCTTGCCCGCTGTATATACCAAATCACTTTCGTTTCCGAAGGCAATTTAGGCATATACGTACCAGTAAACTTACAAAGCTCAGCAATTTGCTGAAAAGCTGTAGTTTATTGGACATAGCTTTGAGAGTTTACTAAATTAGTAAACTCATCACTTGCCACAAAATCACGGAAATCAGCGAGAGCTGCCGTGACGTCAGTGGATTGACCGTTCGCAGGATAGCGAACTTTAGCAGAAATACTTACTTTTGATGACAGTACATTACCGTCAGCATCAGTAGTACCGAAAATAACCATCAACTCAGATTCGCTAATAGCGGTTGAGTTGCTGGGCACTTTCCGCTTCTGAATAAGAAGCTTTGGTGCAGAGACCGTGTGTCCTGAGATCTCGTATGTTCGCCTGTTTTCCGAATCGGAAAATTCAGCGATGGACGTTAAAAACGTAGCCATGATATACCTCCAAGGTATGTCTAGTCTATTCGGCTCGCAAACAATGCTATAATATCAACTATTTTAGCAGGGTCAAGCGAGACGACTAGTTGCGGCGTTAATGACGGACGCGATGCGGGTGATCTAGTCAGCAGAGTTGCTGACGAGGTACCGCCCCCACTTGCGTAGGGCATTGTAGCGTTAGCACCCGAACCGGGACCGACTCCACTGACAACAGCGGAGCCGGTTTCGGTAAGTTTCGTACTAATGGAACCTGAGAAGCCGCTTGCATTTTGCAAGACTTGCCAGGCACCAATAGCAGGGCCGACTGAAACAAACCAGTCAGCTATGAAACTAAAAGGTACTAATTCCCACGCTGTTATAGGCATGGAAACTAAAGCATTCGTTGAAGAATTTGAATACTTTACCGTTACAGACGCGCGAACAGAAACACTTCGTTTAATGGTTTCAATGTAGTCGTGAGACACATAGTAGCCAGTAAATGGAAAGTTTTCAGTTGATGAATCATCAATTGAAGTTCCTGCTCGCCCTTCCGCGAATTCATCGCGAAAAGGATGGTCCATGAAGCCAACGATTGATTGGATATCGTAACCTAATATCCTCCAACCGTAGCGCCATTCTAACCAAGCGTCGGCAGTCGCTTTTAGGGACTGCTTATTCAGCTTCCGGGCATCAGAGATGAACCCGGCAGCACGCTTCCGCGCACCCGTTAACAATGAAACTGTCTTCTGAATTTCGGCTAGCATAGTGCCAGCATCAAGTTCAGGAGCAGCGTTAGCGGTTGCGGCTTGCAGAAGGGCATTAGTATCAACGCCCTTCACCAACTCGGTAACTATTCCTTCTGCAGTACCTAAAGAGGTAGTTGCATTAGGGACAGATCTGACGCTATTTACAGAGTAGTCGTAAGACTTCTCTAGAGTAGCACCAGAATACCTAGCGTATCGACCACGATAAATCCCATGAGGACTGTTGACTGTTGCATCAAAACGCTGATACGCGTTATGGGGCAAAAGTTCACCGTTCTTCTGAGCTTTATGGAACTCTGGAGTTGTACTTCCGGAGTACCAACCTTTCTTCATTTTAGTGGTTTTCTGTTCCGACCAAGAATTGGGCGGATCAGGACCATAAATATGAGTGTAGGTGTGGTTGACAGATACAATAGTATCTGGTTGATCGTAGGATCGAGATGGCATGAGATAATCTCCATGCAAGACTTGACAACAAGGGCCGCGCCTTGCGCCGTTTTTGGAGTCATAGAATTATGACACTCTAAATAACCAGATAATTCTGGCTAACAGAGCTGACACCCCTTTCG